ATCGATGTAAATATTCCCATCCCTATCGATGTTAATATGGTAGTCATCAAATTGTTGGTTATACCTGCCTGCCGTCCAGTGCAAATAGATTTTATTAATCCGGCCTAAAGCTCTACGGCAATAATCGTTTAAGTCAGTAAGACTAACGAGGTGCATTATAATCACTCCTTTCATTTATTATGGTATTAATTGGCGTTTTTGGCGGTTCTTCTAATTTATCAGGGATACCGTTCCCATCCCTGTCTATCCAAAGCGCTAAAAAGCCAACAAGCGCTGTAAGAACAGATGGAATAAATATATGATCTATGATATTAATACCAACACTAATTAACTTGTTGGCTTCATCAGATACATACCCACTAATAAAAGCCATGATGTATTGAGTAATCACCAATAAAATAGGCACTAGCATTGTCAGTACTAGTGCCCTTGTAGCAAGAACTCCTGTAGTGTGGACTTTCGCCACCCTAATAGATTGATATGATTTTTTAACGGTATTAATGAGCTTTGGCGGCATGTTCATGAAACTCCTCCTTTAACTCATCTATACGCGACTCCATTCCTTTTACCCTTGTGGCTAGTTTCACGTGTTCTGTATATGCTTTTACACGTTCTTCCCTCGATAACTTGATTTCATTCTTCAAGTCATTGAGTGTTTCTGTTAGAACCCCCATCTTTTCTTGAAAGATCAACGTATCTTGTAAGTGTTGTAAATCACGCTTTTCTAACAGTGGAAGCACTAATACTTTATAGGTAAGGCCTGCGACTATACTAACTATAGTCAACGTTGTTAGTATGTCGTTAAGTTCAAATTTCCATGTCCACATTAAATTATCTCCTTACTAAGTTAAGTATTATACTGGTTTCCACACATTTCTGTATATATCCCATTTCTTAGTTTCATCATGGTTATAGACTTCAAAATCAACTTTATTGAGAGATATATCACTAGGTGGAACAGATTCATCAGCCACAACAATTTTATTAAGACCATATTTATTTTCATATACATCCCTTAAACCCAAGTTGCTATCTTTCCAAACAAAGTTTGGAATGCTCAACACTTTAATTTGAGAAAACTTAAAGGCTTCTTTGTCAATTTCAGTAGCTTTCGGTAATTTCACTACAGAATATTCGCAACCTATAAACGCTTCCGCACCTACTTTAACCACATTAGGGCATGTAAGTTCACCTTCTAAATCACTACGCCCATAGAACTGTCTAGCTGGAATCTCGGTAGCAGTTGCTGCATCAAAAGCAGGTGCAGGAGTTGCCCCTGGTTGCGGTTGAGGTGGTTGATTCTTATTCGCTAAGTTATTAATAATCCCAACAAGTTCGCTATCAGAGTATCCTTTGTTGTATGCGCCTTTCACCGCATCAAGGATATATCTATAAGCACTAGCAGGTTCAATGCTGTTGATTTCCTCCGCAAACTTGAATAACTTACCCTCAGACGAGACGCCTTTAGATTGAATGGCATCTCTAATTTGAGTGATATGTCCACCGAACTTATCTAGTTCGCCCATTAAATCATTGATAATTGCTTGTTTCGGTCTTGTCATAATTAGTTACCTCCGTTAATCTTTTTTAATTCAATAATGATTTGTTCTAGTTCATCTTTAACCATGAACTCTGAGACATCTGGTGCAGGGCCTGTTAACCCTATAGGTCCAGGTTCTCCTGGGTCCCCTTTTGGGCCTCTCTCACCTCGGTCTCCTTTTTCTCCTTTGAGTTGTTGTTTTTGATTTTCGGTTAAATCTTCAAATCGTAATGGTTCGCCCCTAGGCCCCGGAGGGCCTTGCTCTCCTCTTGCACCATCTGCACCATTTTTACCGGGCTCACCTGGCTCTCCTTTAGGTCCAGGTGGCCCTGCATCGCCTTTTGGACCTCTCATTTTAATAAGTTGTGTATGACCTTCAATGACTACCGTATCCCCTTCGGCGGCGTAAATGTTAATATCATCCATATTATTTACCTCTATTGCTGACGCCTTCAAGAATGGTTAATTGACCTTTAACGAGGCATTTAACAGGTCGACTACCTGCCCAAATAAATAAGTCCCATACATACCTACCAGCATGTAGCTCGTTTGTATCCAAAGAAAGGATAATTCTACAGCTTTCGCCTGCTGCTAAATTATCCTTTGATACTGTTATATTGAATTTGGCTTCGTAGTGATCGTCTTGAATAAATTTTCTTACACAGGAAAACAAATCCTCTAGCTCTACTTCGCCATTATATCCAACCGTTAAGGTGATGAACTCGCCCTTAATAGCTGATAGATTATGCTTGACCGGTGTCATTATCTTCACCAACTTCTAAATCCATTAGATCATTATGAATACAACCTTCTGTTGGGCAGGTGCCATCATTATTTAAAGTAGCCCAACAGTATTCACAAAAGTGCATTACTGGAACATCGCTTTTAATATCTGCCATAGTTATTTCACCGCCTTAATCTTAGCAATCATTTCAGTATTAATCTTTTTAAATTGTTCTTGCAAATCGCTTATGTCGCCGTTTGCTAGGCGTCTACGTATTAACGCCTGGTCCAGTGCTTCGAAACGGCGGTTATAATAAAAACGAATCTCCGCAATCTTTTCAGCTTTCGTTAACTCATGAACTGGAGCAGATACAAATTGACCACCTACATACAATTTACCTTTCATGAATTCATCAAGCATACTATCACCATCTGCGGAGTAAATATAGTCAGCTGCATCAGGATAGTCCTGTTTAGCAGTTGCCAGTAATTCATCTTGCGTTACGGTGTTATCAACAAATGAAGTAATGCGTTTACCTTGTGTATCTAGTACAAATACATATTGATTCATCTTTAGCCCTCCTTATGCTTTACCGATACAAACCCATATGAAGTTGCCAGCATTACCACGATTAGTTAAAAAGCGAATAGAAGTTCTATTGTTAGCAGAATACCCACTATTCCAAGCTATAAAGAATTCATCACCACGAGTAGTAACGTCAGACAAATCATCTGTAGCTATTGCGATTAGTACGTTGCAATTAATAGGCAATACAACGTCCTTATAAGTATTTTGATTTTCAAACCAAGTTAAACCCCATTGGATAATAAAGCCGTTGGCAAATTTCACATATCCATTATTACGATCAAGCTTAGATGCTACGATAGCGCCTTGTCCTAATAAGTTTTTAATTGTAACAAGCGTACTTGCCGGTGAGTCTTTCCAGTTAGAACTACCAAGGATTTCTTTAATTTGGTCTGTGATAGGAGTGTGTGCGCTCGTGTCACGGTTATGAGCATCTAGCGCGCCTCTTGTAAGATATGCCGCGTCAATCTTCTTAACAGTTACATTTGTAGAATTGCCAATTACAACATCTAAGGAGAATGCTTTAGAATTGATTGGTGTCTCCTTGGACGGAATATAGGATGCGTAGTTGCCGCCGTTACTATATGCAATTAATTTAGCAGCGGAATCAGATTCTCCTTCTAAATTAGCATATACGCCTAATTCTCTAGCAAAGAATCCATTAGTTACCGTGCTATTGCCTACCGCAAATTCAATTCTAAATTGACCATCTCCTACGAATTCACCGTTAGAGGTAAACGGGCACTCCAATTTTGGAGCTATTACAGAGGTCATAGTATCGATATTCTGATTATTAAGCTGACCGTCGCCCGTAACCAGTTTAATGTATTGCAACTTCTTGCCTGTTGCTTGTGATCGTGCAATTAACTCACGTCCATAATTGGTTAATCGTGTATTTGGATAAATTGAAGCCATATAATCTCCTTATACTTTAATTGTTTCGAATACATCGAAACTCATACCTATATTAATTTCTGAGTTTGCCTTGAAATCAAATTCATCTAATGCTGCCCCGACATGAAATGACTCATATATATCGGAGGTAGCACCGATATATATTTCGCCATTAAATTGAGTAGTGCTTTTAGTTTTGATGATTAAGTTCTTAGGAATTAAAGGCTCGACATACTCAATAATATTGTTTAATTGTGTCTCAAAGCCATCTACTACGTCTAGCCAGTACTCATACCTATCAGGTACAACAGAGTGCTCTACTACGTGATTACCGAATTTAAAATTGAGCATTTCTTGCACTTTAGGCATAGTAAAAGGGCGCTGCCCTATTAATACCGATAGTATTTCGCTTCTGCGCCCTTCTGTATCTGTCAAATCAGGAGGATTAATACCTAATATTTGCTCCCAAGCAGCGAGACCGTAATCTGTAGCGGTATATATGTATTCCTCCTTAAAGATATCTAACATAATATCCCATAGTAGTTGTAGTTCAGCCGATTCCACTCGATACACTTCTTGGATATCCCGAGAATCTCGAGTTAACGGAACGGCGAATTGTGAGATATCTATATCTCGCTTAAAAATGCCGAAATCTGTAATCATACTGCCACCAAAGTAATCGTCCCTAATACTGGGATTTGATTATCCTTTAATTCTAGTTTTGATAGGGATGCCCCGTTTATAGTAATCCTGCCAACATCAAGAACATTAGGTAGCTCAACCATTAAAGCCGTTACCAAGCTAGTCCGAAGAATAACATGTTCCTTCTCGTCTTGATTACACCATTCCTTAGCACGTAATAGTAATCGTTGCTTGATAGCATTTTCTGCAAGGGTTTGGATTTCGTTAATATTGTGCCCGCTCATCATAGTTACTTCAATTCGGTAGTTGACTGTAACTGGCTCAGCCTTTTCGATTGTTACAGTATGGCCAATAGGAGCGAGTCCGTAGCCTTTGCCTTTCGGCGCA